AGTAACGGATACAATGGTATAATTAGGTTAAGGTTAACGACTTATTAACTAAATTAAATTTTGGGGGTAAACAAATGCAAGGCAAAGATTTTAAGTTATATAGTGGAAGTGTAGGAGGATCTGGAACGCTTATAGCTAAAGGAACCACTTTAGGTTTCAGTTCTACAAATACACCAATAGATATTACTAATAAGGATTCTGGTGGTAACAGAGAAATGTTAGCTGGCGGTACAACTACAAAGTCAGTCTCACTAAGTGGTATATTTGTTGGAGATGCAAGCCAAGAGCTTCTTGAGACAAAGCATAACGCTAAGTCATTAGATGATTACTATATCGAGTATCCATTAGAAGGGTCACATTCTAATAATCGTACAGACGCTTTTAGTGGCTATGTAAGCGACTTTGAATTAACAGGAGAGGTAGAGGGCTCTTTGACATTTTCTGCTACTTTACAAGTATCAGGAGCAGTAACAAGCACTGCTGGTAGCTAATGTTAACACCTAGTTTTGAACTAAATATATACGATAACAAGTATAACGTTATTCCTACGTTTGAATTACATTCTAGATTGGAAGAAAAGCTAGGTGTAACTTTATATTCTTTACTGTCAGATAAAATTGATACAGGATTTAGTGTATTGGAACTGTATGACATATATAGCTTATTGCCTTGTAATGAATTAGGTGAAGATACAATTAAAGAATATATTGCGACTAATCGTGTTGAGGCGAATCGGCAGATAGCTGAACTTATTGTATTTTTGGTTGTTCCTCAAAAACAAGAAGACCAATTAAAAAAAAAATAAGTGCTGATATATATGATGTTTATATTAATTGGTTTGAATTTGCTATGTTGGAGTTAGGATGGAGCCCTAGCGAAATAAGAAAAGCTACTGCTTTTGATATTCAATTAGCCATCAAAGCTTACAATAAAAAACACAATCCAAATAAGCCAACTGCCGAAGATGTAAAAAGATGGAGTAAATTATGAGCACAATTGATAAATTACTGGTTGAAGTTAGAGCCGATATAAAAGATCTAAAAGCTAATATGAATAATGCTGTTAGGGTAACTAAAGACTCTACTCAAAAAATAGATAAACAATCCAAAATATTAGCAGCAGGGTTTAGCAAGGTTAGAATAGCTGCAATAGCAGCTAGTGCAGGAATCGTTTTAATGGGTAAATCGACGGTAACTCAAGTAGATAAAATACAGAAATTGGGTATCAGGTTAGGCGAATCCACTGAAAACTTATCAAGATTTAAATTCGTTGCAGAGCAAAATGGTATTAGTTTTGAAACCATGGCTATGGCATTTCAGAGAATGCAAAGGCGTGTGGCTGAAGCTGCTCGAGGAACTGGGGAAGCTAAGGACGCACTAAAAGAGCTGGGTCTGAATGCAGAAAATTTAAATCAATTAACCGTTACAGAACAATTTACTCAAGTTACTGCTGCAATGGAAGGGGTAAAAAACACTGCTGATCGAACCCGTTTATCTATGAAATTATTTGATAGTGAAGGTGTGGCGTTAGCACAGATTATGGATCAAGGGGCCGTTGCGATGAAAGACTTAGCTAAAGAAACCCCCCATGTAATCACAGGAAAAGATGCTGACAGGATAGCCAAATTTAATGATAATTTGAATATTTTAAAAGCTAATATTCAAAAAGCAATTATTCCTGTTTTATCTGGATTAGCTTCTAAGGTAAATGCGATTTTTGAAATTGAAGATAAAGTTGCTGAAAATAATTTAGAAAGTCAAATTGAAAGTACAAAAGCAAAAATATTCGGTTTAGAAAACTCACTTGAAAGACTTAAAAGTAAAAATAATGAAGCAAGTAAATCTGTATTTAGTTTTACTAAGGCAATTAAAGATTCGTGGACGGCTCTTAATGGTGGCACACCAGTTCAAGAAAAATATATATCAGATATTGAAAGAACAGAAATAGCTTTAAAAAAAGCAAATGAAGAGCTTATAAGCCAAGAAGAAGCCCTAAATCAAATAAAAGAAGCGTTGAAACCAAAAGGTGAAGATAGTTTAGATACAGGAGAGATAGCAAAAAAAAGCGAAAAAGCAGCAAATAAAATTGAAGAAGCAATGATCAACTCCACTAATTCTTGGTCTAGTCATTTAACGCATGCGATTATGGAAGGACAAAATATGTTTGAAGGTTTAGCAAAAACTGTTCAACAATCTTTTTTACAGTCTTTAGTCGTTGACCCATTGGTTAAAGGAATACAAGGTGGAATTTCTAAAAATTTTAGCACCGCAAACAGTGCGATTCCACAGACTGGTAGTATGAGCATGTCGATCATTAATAATTTCAATCCGAATGTGACTGCGACTGTCCGAAGTGAAATTCAAAATGCAGCACCGTTAATAACTCAATCTGCTATTGCTGGTATGCAACAAAGGCAATACAACGGCCTAGTGTAAGATTAATGATATAATATAAATATATTTTATGTTTGGGGGGAATAAGTGTCTATATCACTACCAACATCGCCAGCGTTTACACATGCTAGGTTTTATTTAAATAATCGTGTACAGGTTTTTGAGTCTGCTTTAGGGGGCCAAACACAGACACGAATATTGAGTGGGTCTGTATGGAAAGCTGAATACACATTACCATCAATGGCAAGGGCTGATTGGCAGGTATGGACTTCTTTTTTTGACCGTCTTAATGGTACTGCTCACACATTTAATGCTATAGCAGTGGACAATAAAGCAACGTTAGGGACGTCTACAGGAACACCACTTATTAATGGTGGATCTCAGACAGGAACTAGTGTTGTTACAGATGGGTGGACTAATTCAACACTTGTGCTTAAAGCAGGAGATTTTATTAGTTTTGGTTCTGAATTAAAACGAGTTACTCAAAATGTCACTAGTGACGGCTCAGGTAACGCTACTATTAATTTCGTACCACAGATACGTAGTAGCCCTAGTGATAATGGTCCAATCACGGTTAGTAATTGTCTATGTTCAATGCGTTTAATGGTTAATGATCTTAATTTTAGAATTGACCCAAATGCAATATCAGAACCATTAACTTTTTCTGCTATTGAGGTAATTGCTTAATGCCTAGAACTCTGAATGCTAATGCGATAACAAATGTAACATCATCAGAAATATATAGTATATTCTTAGTTTCTCTTGAGTTTGATTCGCCTGTTTATGTGCATAACGATGTTGGAACCATTACACATCAACCACCTCATTTAAGCGCACCTGTTAATTATCAAGGGGTTGGTTCTTTAGGTAGTGTATCTGCCATACCCGAAACATCTAAAATAGCTGCCAACTTTATTGATTTAAAACTGTCTGGGATCCCTAATAGCCTAATATCAACGGCAATTAATACTAACTATCAAGGAAAAACAGCGTATATCGAAATTGGACTTATTAATCCAAATACACATCAGATTATTGATACACCAACAACTTTTGGAGGATTTATTGATACGTTAGATTTAAATATAGGTTCGACGGCATCCATTACCGTTAAGGTCATTGACCAGCTTGTAAGATTTGATAAATCCAGTAATCGAAGGTGGAACGACAATGATCAAAAAAGTGATTATCCAACCGATAATTGTTTCACCTTTCAAAAGGAATTAAAAGAACAAATTTTAGTTTGGGGTGGGACACGAAATGTTTAACTCAGATCAGTTTTATAAGTATATTAACTCAAATTTAAATAATGCTTATAAACTGGGTACTTTTGATTGTTTTACTTTTGTTTCAGGATATTACAAATTAAGAAATAATCAATCTTATTTTGACGATTATGTCGGTAAATATAAAACAAAAAAAGGATGGTTAGGATTAATTAAAAGAAGTGGTTATTCTAGTTTAGAGGATCTATTAAATAAAAATTTCACTAAAAAAAATATATCACAAGCAGCTAGAGGTGATTTATCTTTATTAAATAATGAAGCTCTGGGATTATGCGACGGATTATATTCTATTTTTTTAAGTCGTGATAATTCGTATTTATATAATTTTATTCAAACAAATAAATGTGATGGAGTATATGAAATATGACATCAGTCATCGACGAAATTTCAAGCTCAAAGTTATTAAGTAGTATTGTGCAAACAGCAGGAGTAGTTGCTGCACATAGTTTTTTAGGTCCTGCTGGCGGCATTATTGCTGCAGCGGTACTATCTGAGGTATTTAAGCCTGATATGCCGAATCTAAACATTGACCCCCCTCGCAAAGAGTTTGAGGGCTTAAAAGCAAATCAGATTGATAATTTAAGACCACATAATATCGTGTATGGGGAACGCACAGTAGGCGGAAGTATCTTTCATCGTACAACAACCACTAGTGTAGATTATGAAAATTTCAACTCGGATCAGTCTAATGAATATCTACATCAGTGTGTAGCTTTGGTTGGTCATGAATGTGATAGTGTTGAGCAACATTTTATTAATAATAGTAGTGTTTCTTTAAACGCTAATGATATGGTCACTGACAATAAGTATAGAGCACCTATTGTTAGAGACGGAAAAGATATTACAACCAGTATTCGAGAAGATTATAGTCACACATCTTATTTATTTAAAACTTGGAATGGCAACGGTCCTCGTGGTGTTTATGGTGAAAATCACACTCCTTTTAATTATTTTGCTGCAAATTCAGGAAAAATTCCTGTAAACGGTTTAGAGCCAAATAAAACATATGACTTTACCAACCAAAAATTGCAAATTGAAGGATATACAGAACATGACTTTAACTATGATTATGATGATGCATCGAAGTTATATCATACTACTATAAGCACTGATCTATATGGTCAAACTACTACAACAGTAACACACCTTGTACCGAATATTGGATACTCCAAAATTACAAATCCAAAAAATGAATTATTTAATTTTACAATTGTTGGATCGTTTAACACTAATTCGAAAGGAGAAGCAGATATACCAGTATCTCATCAACCATTACCGTTAAGAATATATTGGCAATTGCCTGAAGGTCCTTTTGAATTTATAAAATTAAAAGTTTTAGGAAGTTTAAATTACAATTTAGGTTTTATTGATCGTACATTAAGTAGTATGTTTTACAATGTTAGATTACCTGATCATATATATCGAGTAAAAAGAAGAATTTTTTTTGAGGAAAATGTTTCTTATTCTATGTCGATTAGAATTAAGACCAAACTTGGCACAAATAATCAAACAGCTGACGATTCTACTCTAGTAAAAAGTTTTCAATCTGATTCGTCTTTTAATTTAAATGTCAACGATTTGTTTTGTGCAAATAATGCGTATCTGTACACGACATGTAGATATCATCCAGATGTATATAGGAACATAGGAATACCGTCATTTCAGGCAAAATTTAAAGGAAAAAAATGTTATGACCCTCGTACTTCTAATACATCATACACAAATAATCCTGTTTTACATTTGTACGATTACTTAGTCGATTCTAAATATGGTGTAAATGTTAATTCTACTTTAATTGATGAATCGTCTTTTATTNCTGCAGCCAATATTTGTGACGAAAATGTGACACTANATTCTGGATCAACCGAAAAAAGGTATACATCTAACCTTGTATTAACAGCAGATAACGATCATCGAAGTAACATAAATCTAATATTATCTACATTTGTGGGNACATTGGTCTATTCAGAAGGTAAATTTAAAGTATTTGCTGGGGCGTGGTCTAATCCAACACATTCTATTGATGAGTCTTGGTTGAATGGCGGTATCCAAGTCAAATCAAAAGAATCAAAACGTGAATTATTTAATGCGGTTAAAGGAACCTACTTGAATACGGATACGGAGTCTGAAGATTATAATGAGTTTCCAAAAGTTAGTAATTCTACATATGTNNCACAAGATAATAATGAAGAGTTGGTAGCNGATTTAAATTTACTTGGNACNGAAGGCNTTGAAAGAGCGCAACGAATAGCAAAAATATATTTACAAAAACATNGNTATTCAGAAGTAATTACCATGAATTGTAATTATAAGGCATTACAGTTATCCATAATGGATACCGTTTATTTTTCAAACNAAATTTTAGGNTANACAAATAAAACNTACCGAGTTATAAGNTGGGAAATGNNTGAAAATGGTAATGGATTNAATNTTACNCTCAGACATGAGACAGCTGATGTGTACACATGGAATTCTGGTGAGGCTACCATACCAGANAGTCATAGTATGTTACCTGTNCCAGATTACAATACAGTAGAGCCTCCAAGTAATATTAACGTNNANGANTCCCTATATTCAACTTCTGTTGGAGCAGGCGTTAANGTTAAAGTTAATGGNAGCTTTAAAGGTTCCAAAAATGCATTTGTGAGAAAATANCAAATAGAATATAAAAAAATNAATGATGTAGGATATATCGTACATAGCAGGGTCCAAAATAATGANTTTGANATATTAGATTTGGATTCGGCAATGTATGAATTTAGAGTAAAAGCGATTAACGATTATGGTGTTAGCTCTGAATATACAAGTTTGAATTATGAGGTAACAGGATTACGCAATCCACCATCAGAACCACAAGATTTTTCAATTTCAATCATTAATAACAATGCCAATTTAAGTTGGTCGTTATCTCCGGATTTAGACGTTCGAATTGGCGGTGGTTATATACTTAAACATAATACCAATACCACAGGCTACACTTGGGCTAACTCAAATCCAATCACTTCCCAAATTGGTGGCAATTTAACTTCTGTCACAGTCCCACTATTAACTGGAGTATATTTAATCAAATCAGTTGACTCGACAGGTAACCAGTCTACAGATTACAGTTTATTAAATGTGACTGTGCCACATTTAAATCAATTA